TAGCCTATCTGCAACGATAAGTAAATTTTTTAATTCTATTGAATTTTTTAGTTTTTTTTTACTTGCTCTGGAGTAATAGCTTGTACCATAGCTGACGATATTTTCGAAAGAATATCAGAATCTACTTTATACATTAGTGCTAGTTTATCTTCTGCCTTGAACACTTTCTTGCCATCTTTATCTAAAGACTTCATAACAACAATGTCTGCAAGAATACTTACATCATTCAAGTTATCAGACTTTTTGAATAAAGTATTTTTTTCAGAAAGATTTATAGGATTCCAATACAATATCGTTGCATTGCCATGTTCGTCTTTCCATTCAGGTACTTCAATAGATTGAACACCTAAAGATTCAAAGTGCGATTTCGCAATATCAATAACTGACATAAATTAGATTATACAGTTCCTATTGTAAGAGCACCCGTTCCTTGAAAAGTTACGTTTCTAGAAATTACTGCGTCCATTGAGTTTGTAACTGACATTCCTGTAACTACTCCTGTGCCAGCAAAACTTCTGTCGCCACTTGCATTACCCTCTGGGAGTAATATAAATGAGATTGAAGCACCAGCAACTAAAGTTGTTTGAGGTGTATCTGTTTCATCAAAGTTCATTTCTAAAGTTCCTGAAAATGAAGTTCTTCCTGCTAAAAACGATTTTGTTGCGTCTGTTAAAGCTGTATCCTCAACTACGTCTGCTGAAGTTTCTAGTGTAAAGCCTGTTAGTTCTCCAACAGCTGTTCCACCAGCAGTTACAACTCCTTCTTTTCCGTGATGTGTTGCCATTTTGTTTCCTTTTTACTTTTAGATTGTTGTTGTTTTTCTTGCTTATACCCTAGACTTAAAAAATGTTCAAGATTAGATTCATTAATAACTATCTCTGAATTACCTTTATATAATTTAATATCTTTAGCCATAAGTCCTTTTACAGTTTATCATCTTCTTCGTCAATATCTTCTTCATCTTCTTCAAAATCTTCGTCATCTAAATCTTCTTCCCACTCTTGACTATCATCTTCTTGGTTTTCTTTTAATTCAGCTAATAAGTCTTTTACTTCTTCACACAGCAAAGACTCTTTATCGTGTAATTTTTCTATCTGATCTATTTTCTTTTCTATTCTATTTATAATTTTAGTTGTCATTTATTCTCCTATGGTGTTCCAGCTTGATATTCGTACATACACCTAATTGTCATTCTTATTCCACCAACAGGAAATAAAGAACCCTCATCAGTTTCTACTTGTATAACTTCCGAATCAAGTGCATTACCATTTCGAGTAATATCAGTTTCTAATGCAGTTTCAATAGCTGTAATTAATTCATTTCTTTTAGTATCTATATTGGCCTCAGCACCTTTTACAAATCCTAATACTACAAAATCAATCGTACCATGCCTTGTTTTAGCACCAGAACCTAATTCAGAATCATCTCTATTTTCTTCTGATGTTTGTACTATTACTGCTGGATATTGTTGCTCTGATAATTCATCTAATAAAAAAGGTTGTCTAGTCGCTTTTCTTATATCTGGGCTAGATATAGCAGATATAACTGACAATAAATTACTTGCTATGTTTTCTCTTACACTCATATTCTTGCTCTCCTAAATTCCTTTGCAACAAATCTGTTAAATTGTTTTCTTATTATATTTGCTGTTCTATCATTAAATCCAAAAAATTCCCTTTTATTTTTACCTAATACTTGATTAAATAATGCTCTTTGTTGCATTTGAGAATTGCTAAAACCAACACTAACTTTATTTATTCCTGTTTTTTTAATAGTTCTACCAGATGGAGTTAATGCACCTAACATACGACCAGAATAAAATAAATCTATTTTTGTAGATTTTCCCTCTTTGTTTAATGTTTTTAAATATCCCTCTGAATATGGAAGAAAAGGTCTATCTCTAAAATCTATTCCTTTAGCAGTTTTAGTTCTAATAATATCTAGTAATTGGAAACCAGCTTGTAATATTCCTTTTTCAAAAATACTTTTAAATTTCCTTTGTATTCTTGAATATCTTTTTTGGACAAAATCAGCATTAGTTTTAATTTTTAAATCTAAAGCCATTATCTAGTCAATCTTCTAAATCCATGTAAAGGCTCTCTCTCGTTAGATACAATAGTTCCATCTGCATCTACATCATATTCTACACCATCTTCTAATATCATTCTCCATTCGATATTGTATTGACTCATGTAATATTCTTGCATTCTTTCAAATCTATCTTTTTCTGTTTCTGGTCTAAATTTAGTTAATGCTGGTAAATAGAATCTTCCAAGAAATAAATAAACACCAGCTCTTTCAAACTGATCTAAATTAACTTTTGTATTAACCATTTCAGCAGTATTTAGAACTGTAATATCTGTGAATATATTTGTTTTATATACAGGCCACCACTCAACTCTTAATGCTCTAAAAATATCATTAGTAGTTTGTGCTAGAAAATTAGTTGTTTCTGTAGCAGTTGTTGAAATACCAAAATCAAACGCATCTGGTTGATACTTCTGAACATCTGATGTTGTTATAACATCTGCACCTGTATAATTAGCCATGATCTACTTCCAAATTAAATAAACAATTAATAAAGCTAATGGAATAGAATACATTGGATTATTTTTTGATTTAATCCAGACCCATTTTGACCATTTTCTTGCTTTTTTATAAATCCACTTGTTCATCTTTTTTCTTCCTTGTTTTTCTTTTCTTTTTTAAAGGTACTACATTTTCTGCAACAACCTCTTTAACTTCTTTTACAACATCTTGTTCAGGTTTGAAACCTCTAAAATCATACATAACTTTATTAGTTTGATAATCTAATTCACTTCTTGTGATTGTTTTGTTACCTCTTTTTAAAGTAACCATCTTCTCATTTGATAATACTAATTTTACCATTTTATTCTCCTATGTTAGTTGCGAGGGCAGTTTCCCACCCTCACAAAGTATCCAATTATTATTGGATTGATGAATCGTAATGTAACTCAACACCATATGAATCATGGATTTCTCCAACACCATATACTGATGTAGCAACAATCTCGTCTGCTCTAAGAGAAGCATCTCTTTGAGTTTCGATTTTAACATCTTCCATCATAGCGATTGCAAGTGCATCTCTGTGGAACGCACCACCTTTGTAATCTCCAGCATTACCTGTATTAGCAATGTTTGAAGTTTCAAAGACAGGCATACCAGCTAATCTACCAACAAAACCTGATCTTAATGCTTCGTTTGATAAGTCATTTGCATTTGCGTTTGCAAAAGTATTAGTCAAACCAGCTTTTAAGTCATAAGCGATTTTAGGGTGTAGAACAACTGCACAATCGTCAATGTTAAGAGCATTTTCTCTTAAAGTTGAAAGTGCTTGGAAGATTACAGCAGATGAAATAGCACCTGAACCATCTCCAATTGCAACACTAAAGCCATCAAACAATGCAGTTAAATCTGCGTCTTGTTTTCTTGCTAGTGCTTCTCCAAACAATTTACCAATATCTCCAGCAACATTTCTTGGTGCTGAATTTCTTGCTAAGTCTGTTAGAGTAGTCATAACACCAACCTCTGATGCAGTAATAGTTACTGAACTAGGGTTGATTGCTGTGTTAGATAAGTCAGTTGCTTCTGCTACTGCTGATGCTGATACATTTGCATAAACAGGAACTTCAACTGCTTTTCCACCACCTGTGATAGCATAGTTTTTAACTAAGTTTCTCATGATGGATTTTTCAGAAGCTACGAATTGTGCTTCTGCTACTATCTCTGTGTATAGTTCCGATAGTGTAGAACTTGTGCTTTCGTTTGCCATGTTATTACCTATTAAGTTTATTTATTGTTTAAATTAATCTCAACAGCACCTGAATCTCGTTTCTTCCTATATTCTGAATAGGCTTTACGATCTTCTGGTTTAGTTAAGTCTAAGTCCTGTAGATTAAAAGGTTTAACAGTTTTACCACCAATAGCACTCTGGCTTCCTGAACCAGACAAAGACCCTTGACGGAAATGTGGGTTGCTATCTAAGAACTCTTTAACACGATCTTCAATGCTAAGTAGTTCTCCATTTGGGTTATATCGTACATTAGAATTATTATCAACTACTTCTATTCTACCATCATCATTGTACTTAACTTCGTTTTTTAACAAAGCTACTACTTGCTGTGCGTTGATAGATTTTTCTTTGTTAGCAATAGATAAAATAGAATTATCAACTTTTTCTTTTTTGATTTGATCTTTTACCTTTTGTAACTCTGAGTCTTTTTCAGATAATCTTTCTTGCATGATCTTTTCAATATCAGCTTTAGATTTAGCTTCTTTTAATTGTTGTTCTTTTAAAAGTTCAGCTTTCTGGCTTTCTTCTTCTTGAAGTTTCTTCTCATACTTATTCTTCTCTGCTTCAAGTCTTGATTTAATTATGTTGTCTAATTGTTCTTGAGTAAAAGTATTCTGTTTTATTTCTTCAGCTTTTACTTCTTCTTTAGTTTCAGTTGCTACTTCTGGTGCAACATTTGTTTGTTCTTCGGACATTGTTTTCTCCTAGTTATATTATTAGTTCGCCTTTGCTGTCATACCAATCAGGATTGACATAAGACCATTGATGACGACAATTATAACCACCTCGAACTATTAAAGGGTTGCCAGATTTTTTACCTGACCAACTTCTACTTGTCCAAAGTGATCTGACTTCATCAACTGTGAAAAGTCCACTTTTCCTCTTATCATATACACCAGATATTAAATTTCTGCAAATATCCCTAGTGGTAGGTATTACATCTCCATAATATTTTACAAAAGTTAAACCAGCATCTTGGGATTTATTAAAGTTAAGGGTTGCATCAAAATCTCTAAGTGAATCGTTTAGTATTTGACCAGCATATCTTTTCATATTTTCTCCAGCCCTATCTCTTGCAAACTTAGATTGTAGAGTTTGGATAGACTTATCAACTAGTGCTTGTTTTGATTTATCAAACTTATTCTTATTTATATAATTAATTAATCTCTGTATTTCAGGGTCATCTGAACTAGCATAAATACCATTAATAGTTTGTCTAAGTTCTTTTTCTAATACTGCAAACTCGCTACCAACTAATGTATTTTGATAAACCTTTTCTGATAGTCGTCTTGTAAATGTATTAGATACATCTTTAAACTGCGTAAAGTATTGTTGCTTTAGATTTTTAACTAATGCTAAATCGCCTTTAGTAAGTTCTTGAAACTCTACAGGAATATTACCAATTCTTTTAAATGCTTTTTCTATTCGTTTAGCTTGTTTATTAAAACCCTCTCTAACAACTGTATCTGACCATGCTAAATATTCTCTTTCTAAGATAGCTTTTATTTGTGGCCTTATTGCTATAGCTGATTGTAGTTCTATTAACTTGCCATCTGTTAAAGGAAGTCCATTAACAAGAGATACTACTTCTCGTTCTATTCTATCTAATGTTGTGATTAATGATTTGTAATATTCAGCTTCTGCAAGTTCTATTTGCTTGATTCTATAAAATGTTGCGTCTTTTACTATATCTGCCATTTGTTCTAATTTTGTTCTGTCAAAAATCTAGTGTTTGCTAGGTTATATTTTATTTGACCTTTATATCAATATTTTATAGATTTTATATATAAAAAAATAAAGGAGAGAAAATGAAAAACATAACTGAAAAACAATTAATCAAAATATTAAGTTCAAATTTACCTCATGGTTATGATGAGAAATCTGTAAAAGTTAGAACTTGTCCTTATTCTTCATCAGGTAAGATTAAAGAATTATCTGTTGTAGATGCTATTCTTGGTCGTAAAGTTTGGTTTTATTATTACCAAGATGAAAAAAAAAGATGGGTTTTAAGTATGGATGGTGCTAACTCTTGGGATTATCTTTCAACTGAAAGTGATTATTATTTTGATAGTATGATTACAAAATTTATTAATTCTTTTAGAAATGTTGATTTATACCCACACCCTTTAAATCATTATTCATTCGTTTTAGATAATTAATTAATTAACCAACTAATGAAAGAGGCGATCTATATGGTCGCCTTTTTTATATCTGCTCTTGTGCTACTTCTTGATCTTCTTGCTCTACTTCGTCTTGAGTAAATTCTCCAACTTCAGATTTAATATCTATTTCATCAAAAATAATATTTAACTTCTCATCATCATCAACTACTGCTCTAGCGATTTCTTTATCGATTTCTTTTGATAATGTTGCAGATTGTACATTGATTGCTTTAGCCTGTTGATAGAACATTAAATCAGTTGCATAATCTCTAATATTGAAACTATCAGGATAATTTATTTC